TACGCGGTCAGCGCCTTCAGGTCGTCGATCGTGTACTTCTTCGGCTCATGCGGCCCTTCGAGCCAGGCGACCTTCTCTTCGCCGATCCGCCTTATCAGCTCGAGCCGGTAATTCAGCAAGTCGCCGGACTTGTGCGTATTGCACGGTGCGCATTGTTTCCACACGTTCAGCGGCTCGAAGCGGATCGCCGGGTGTGCCGAGACCGTCCGATAGTGCCCTGCGTGCCATTGGCCTTCGTGGTGACGGCCACAGCTAACGCAAGGAAGCAAGGCATCCCGTTCGCGCACCCAGGCGTTGAAAGCCTGCTGGGTGTCCTTGAGGTGCTCTGCCCTGCTCTTCAGCTTCTCCTTGCGCACCTTGATGTCCTGACGATCCAGTTCCGCCAGTGCCTTGCGGGCTTTCTCCTGATTCGCAGGGTTCTTGGCCTCAGCCAGCGCACAGGATGGGCTGCACACCTTCTGGCCGAGGCGTTGGGGTATGAACGCTGTCCCGCATTCGGCATTCACGCAGCGTTTCTTCCGGCGAGCCGGCGGCGACTTCTTCACTGCCTGTCCGATCAAAGCCCACCCCCGAACTGATGCGCACACGGGTTCGAGTGGTAGCTGTGCTCGATCATCGTGGCGATGGCCCTGATGAGGCCCTTTGCGTACTCAGTCATAGCGGCCGCCCCACAGATCCTTCTGCGTCCACCGCACCTGGTGCTCGGCGCCGAACGCAGAAACCCACTCGATCAACTCCGCGCACTTGCTTACGGTGAGCTTGCTGGTGCGCTCGTACAGGACGTCGATGCCCTTTCCGTCGATAGCTGGGATCATCTGGATGGTTTCGCCGCTCTCGCGCAGCCATGCGGCGGTACAGAGTCGCTTCCACACCGTGACGTCCCACTTTCGACCGGCGTGCTCAACTTGACGGGAGATGTCGGCCAACATGGCGTGCAGTTTCTTGTTCTGCTCGCCGTTGCGGTCCGGCTCCTTGATCACGATCAACTTCGGTTTTGTGAAGTCAGTGGCGTGGAGGATGCCCATGAGGAGGCTGGTGTCTTCGCGGCTGCGCATAAGGACTTCGGTCATAGCTTCACCTTCACGCCGGCGGCTTCGATCAAGCGTTGAGCGTCATCATTAAGCAGCCACGTTTTGTTCGGCAGCGCGGTAGTTTTTTGGCATTCAGAAAGATCAATCACCAGCGCTGCACGCGAGGCTTTCCACGCATCCCAGCAGTGCTGCACGGTGAAACCTGTGTACTCGCCCTCAGTCACGCCATGAAGCGGATTGAACCGGCCTAGGGATTGATTCGGCCAATTCGAGAGAACCCAAGCCTCGAACTCTTCGCGCATTTTCTCGATGCTCATTTGAACAAAGCCCCCTGCTGAGCAGGCGCATTCACCCGCTGAACTTTGTGGTGCAAGCCGTAACCGGCCACCACGACGATGATGGTCAGGACGATCCAGATTCGGTTGGTCATCACGAAGCCCTCCGTGGAATCCGCGCCGAGGCGCCTTCAAACACCAGACCAATCCCCCGCCCTTCGCGCAGACGATCCACGCTGCGATCGCCCAGCACGGTGCCAAGCTCCTTGGCGTCGATGTTGGAGATGACGATGGTGGGCAGCTGCTCCTCGTACCGGCCGTTGATCACGGCGAACAGGGTTGCCAGCTCGAATTCAGTCGGCTTGGTCGCGCCTACTTCGTCGATGATCAGTAGCGATGGTTCGACCAGGCTGGCGAATGCCTCCGCCTCGGTGTAGGTGGCCTTCTCGCCGTAGCTGCCCTTGATGTACTGCAGCAGTCCGCCAACGGTGCGATACACGGCTGTCGCCTTGTGCTTCACGATCACGAAGCCAGCGATGGCCGTTGCCAGATGCGTCTTGCCGGTGCCGGGAGTGCCGGTCATCACGATGCAGCGACCGTCCGCCATGTGCTGCGGGAAGTTCTCGGCGTACTCGATGCACTTCGCGAGATTGGCTTTCTGGTCGGCGGTCTCGGCGCGGTATTCCTGGAAGTTCTTACCCATGAACCGGCGCGGAATCAGGGAAGCCCCCAGCTTACGCTCCAAGCGGCTTTCGGCGATCCGGGCATACATCGCCCTCTGGTTTTCCTGATCGTTGCGCAGGCGAACCTCAGCAGCGCAGCCTGGGCATCCAGAAGCGGCGTCAGCGTTCTTGTGGATGATCGATGCGTAGGCGCCGTGAGTTGGGCACTCGGCCGCCTGCTTGGCGACAACACCGAAGCGCTGCTCAAGATGACTCACGGTCAGATCAACGTTCAAGGAATCAGAAGTCATAGGTGCCATCCCCGCGAGCTGTCAGCCCGGCCTTGTAATCGCGCTGGTCGAAGCCGGTGTGACGGCTGTTCGGCAGGTGGTGGACGTTGCTCGGAGTCTGAACCTCGTCCTCCCAGCGCTTGCCGTTGAGCCAGGTTGCCGGGTGCGGTATGAACTGGCCGCCGTCCTTGGTCCAGCCCGGCGAGACGCACTGTTTCGCGAGACCCTGGGCGATCAGGGTGAACAGGTCGTCAGTGACCTTGAGTTTCTTCCACGCCTTCTCGGCGGCTGCCTTGCAGACCTTCCGCGGATACAGCGCCCAGAACTTCGAAAACGCATCAACGCTCGGCGCTGGCGACGAGAGCTTTTGATCTTGATCTTTCTTCTCTTCTCTTCTCTTCTCTTCTCTGGTCCCGTTTTTGTCCGCATCACTAGCGGACATCACTGCATCACGAGCATTTCGCTTGCGTTCTGAGTCGTTCGCACGGCGCTTCGCAGACTTGCCGTTGTGCTCGTCAAAGCGAGGCATTACAAGGCTTCCAGAGGAATCGACAGCAGCCCACTCGACGTCAATCATGGCCTGGGTGAACCCCGGCCAACCCACCACCGCATCCATCGCATCAATGGTGTATCCGCGAAGAATTCCATCATCGCAATGCACATCAAAGATGCTCCAAGCGATGTGAAGTCCACCAATGATGCGGAGTCTGTCCGCATTCAATGCGGACACCATGCGGAACACCTTCGGATGCGTTTGCAGTTCGATGCGCATTTTTATCCAGTCTCCGGCCATTACTTGCCGCCTTTGCCGATCATGTCGGCCAGTTCAAGGAAACGATCCACATACCAATGAGGCTGCGTCTCGCGAGGGGATTGAGGGCTGGTCAGGTTTTTGCCATAGGCGAGGCCCTTATCAGTGATCGACCAGAACGGGACGACCTCCTGCTTCGAGTTCTTGCGGGTCAGCACCTTGAGGTAGCCAGCGGCTTCAAGCTTCTTGTTGAAGGACACAACAGAACCGCCCAAGCCGAAGTCCTTCAGGAGTGCGGTGGCAGATTTGGTTGGCATGGAAGATCCGCCAGCGGCATCTGGTGCGGCATCGACGGCGTAGCCTGGGAGAAACTTCGGATCGAGGCCGTTGTTCTCGGCAATCTTCGTCAGCATGAGCATCTGGCTGGACGGCGCAGGCTTAAGCAGGCGTGTGAAGCACTCCATGATCGCGATTTCACCGATCACTTTTGTTCCGTTCGCCGTGACGGCTTCGCGTGACGCGGATTGTTGCTCCAACTCGTGCCAGCGGCGAATCACCTTCATGCGCATAGGAGCGCTGTAGCCGGTCAGAAGGCAGTCTGTGTGTTCGCGGTCCAGTCGATACTGGACCTGCTCACGGTTGCGTCCGTCCAGGTAGATGTCCTCAAAGTTGAGGGGATCGGCCTTCAGCTCTTTGAGCATGGTTATGATGTCGCGCTTCACGTTGTCGTGACGCTTGCCCGTGACGCTTGCGATTTCACGGGAAGACATCGTGCGCGCCACGTTTCCGTGATTCGCAAAATGTGGCGCGGGATTTTTCAGGGCCTGTACATGCGATTGCTGGGTGTGCATAATCGACCTCACAGTGTTGTAACGAATGCAGTGCGAAGAACCACCCGGCCAGGTGGTTTTTTTTCGCCTGCTGTTTTGGGTTTGCTATTCAGGGTCTTCATCAGCCCCTCCTTTTTCAGGGCCTATTGAGTCCGGAGCCCTCTTTGGTACTGGGAGGTTCCGAATTTTTCCGGCACCTTTTGGCCTGGTCTTCTCGAAGAAACGCTCTGTTCCAAGCTGTGCGGCATAGTCTTCGGGCGTCATGCCCGCTTCCTTCGCCAACCGCTCAAGCTTTTCGTAAAGTCTTCCATCGATCCCGTGGCAGATCGTGGTTTCAGGCACGAAGCCTCCTTCAGGGCCTTCAGGCCATGTGGCTTTGGGCGGTAACATCACGCTCGACGATGCTTTCCAACTTCTCCTCGACGCACATGCGAACGAAGACCGCGAGTTGCAGTTTGTGAAGCCGCGCTACTGCCTTCAGCGCTTCATAAGTTTCATCGTCGTAGCGGGACTTAATCTCCCGGTCTTTCAAGTGGCGGGAATCGTCATAGGCCATCGGGTGTTTCCTTTAGTGATTGGAAGTGGTTAGGCGGCAGAAAGGGACTCGACCGGATAGAGATCCGGCCGGAGCTCATGGCGGGAAATGCCAGTAGCTTTTTCAATAGGGAGGGCCTGACGTGCTGGTACACCCCTGGCTTTCCAGTAGGAGACCGCCATAGGGGTCACGCCCAGAAGCTCGGCAAGGGCTTTGCCAGATCCGGCCGCAAGGATTGCGCGCTCTAGAGGTGTAGGTTTCATAAACAAATCCGCCGTCGGCGAGTAAACACACGTCAACGATACGTTTATTTAATAAACAACACAACCCCGGTAAACTTTGTGTTTATGACTACTGAACATTCTGGGGATCGCTTGCGCCTTATCGCAGCCAAGCGCGACATCTCTTTCAAGAAAATGGCCGACGACCTGGGCGTTACGCCTCAAGTGCTGAACAACTGGTTCAAGCGCGGCGTGCCTGCGCGCGAGGTGCAGAACGTCATCGACAGGTATAGGATTCGAAGAGCGTGGCTAGTCGGAGGTGATGGATTGCCGGATGTTGACGGCCATCCGTGGGCTGATGATCCGCGATACGAATCTCAGCAGCGTGAGCTGGAGGTGCGTGAGGGTCTTTCCAACGCCTCCTACGCTGGTCCTATTGATATCTGGGATGACGACACGCCTCTGGATGACGATGAGGTTTACGTGCCTTTCCTCAAGGAAGTGGAATTGTCTGCAGGGAGTGGCAGGACCGTGGTCGAACAGTCCAATAAGCAAAAGCTGCGATTCGGCAAGCTGACGCTCAGAAGGCAGAACGTGCAGCCGAGTGAGGCTGTGTGCGTAACGGTGAGCGGTAACAGCATGGAGCCCGTTCTTCCTGGCGGAAGCACGGTCGGCGTTGATCAAGGAAGCACATCTGTCATCGATGGGAAGATGTACGCCATCAACCATGACGGGCAGCTCCGCGTGAAAACCCTTTACCGCCTACCTGGTGGCGGGATCAGGCTTCGCAGCTTCAACCGCGAAGAGCATCCGGACGAGGAATACACCGCGCAGGAAATGCTCGACAAACAGATTGTCGTGGTCGGCCGGGTGTTTTGGTCCTCGGTCCTCTGGTGAGGTGCCCGTGCAGAGATCGATTTCCTCTTACGTCCTTGCGCTGGCCCTGACCGGGCTGGCATTCAGTTGTGCCACCTACCTTCTTGGATTTGATTTGCCCGTTTCGGTATTTGTCGTAAGCCTTCTGGCAGTGATGGTCGGCGGTCTCGCCTCATCGCTACGGCGGGAGGGCGGCGCCAAGACCGAAGATATCGTTACGATGGTTGTCGCAGTCATATTCAGCCTTTGGCTTCTTTCTCGCCTATCCAGCTAAAACCCCCTTCAGAAACCCATGCCCGCCATTGAGCGGGCTTTTTTTCGCCCTGAATAAACATTAATAAACAAAAGGTGTTGACGTGTTTATAAACGTGTTGTTTACTACACCCATCGCAGCGACAAACCAACGGTGCGACAGGGACTGAAGAGTCCTGCCAGCTCTTTAACAACCAGCGCCATGAACGACTACCCGGCCAAACCGGTTAGGTCACTCCCGGCACCATCGGTGGGAGGTCAGTAAACCGAAGGAAACAAAACGCTGCGCTTGTGAGGCGACCGGCGCCAGATGAAAGCCATTGAGGGGCTCAGTCTGGCGAGGTGATGACCGAACTGTGCGAATGACCCTGACGGGCGCAGTGAGTGACAAGACAGATTTCACTGGCAGCCCTTCTCACGAGGGGCTGACGGGAAATCAATCCGAGGAAGTGAGATGAACATTTCAGCATTTGAAGCAAGCGATGAGGTGGTAAATGAGGCTGCTGCCTCATGCGCAAATCTGCTGGCGAAATGGTTCGGTGGTGTCGATGAGGCGATTGCTGCCCTCGAAGCTGATCCTGCTGACTTGGCTGATCTTGTGATGCGCAGCCACATCAAACAGCGCCGCGACATGACTTTGAAGGCGTACATGCTGGATCACAGCTTTAGCCGCTTGGTTCTCGATCAGGTTCGTTAACTTAACCGCGTATTTCTGATGCCGCTTCTATGAGGCGGCATTGGAAATCAACGGAGAACACACTATGAGCGACATCTTCCACCAAGTGATGGACCAAAACTCATGGGCCTGCGGGAGTCTGGAGATTGAGCCAGGCATCCAGATGCCGGGCCGCGTGCTCGGCATTTGCATCGACATGCAGGACGCGGATGCACCGATCTTCATCAGTGCAGAGCAACTGCGCGCCCTTGCCGACGAGGTTGAATCGGCGTGAACACCATCGGCATTCGCAATAGTGCCCATCGGAGAGTGATTTGGGAGTGCGTAGCGCAGTGCTAACCCGGCAATGGCCATTCGCGATGGCATGAAGGGTTGCGTAGGTTCTGGCAAACGAATGGAGGACTGCAGGCCTCCTGACTAGTAGCCAGAAACCGAGGCTTAGCGCGCCAGCCGTGGAGGCTGGAGGTCGCCCAATGTGGGCCGCACACCCAAATCACTCTACCGATGCAGAAGCGGCGTGGAAAATCGAAGACACGCAAGGCGCAATCGGGAGCCAGAAAACAGCCCGTGCTACGGCAGGTAGGTGGCCAAGCAGAAACTGAGAGCCTTCGGGCCAGACTGCGAACACATCGGCGGGGCAGCGTCCGTCCTTCTGCATCACCCCATTCAACAGGTAGCCACTGCCTTCCCAGTGAGCGAGCAATAGGAGATTGCGATGGAGACCGGTCATGACTTTTTCGCCTTCGCCGGTAAGTGCAAAGAGATGAGCGAGGCACTCGTCGCGAATGACGCTTCGCTGCGATTGGTTCGCGGTTATTACGAGTGCCCGATCTGGGGCAGGCGCGAACACTGGTGGGCTCAGCGCGATGACGGATCGGTTATTGATCCAACTGTCCGCCAGTTCCCAACCTGCGGCGTAGGTGCGGAATACGTTGAGTTCGACGGCACCGTTACTTGCGAACAATGCGGCACCGAGTCATCCGAAGAAGATGCAGTGACCCACGGCAATTACGCTTTCTGCTCTGACCGATGCCTTCTCAGGTGCGTCGGGCTCTGAGCAACACCCCGCCTACACCAAAACCCACCCGAACACACCCCACTGCTCCATCCCCGCTGCCCATCGGCGCTTACGCGTTCTCGATGTAGCAGTCGTGTGTGTTTGGTTAATCAGCAAGGAGATTGAGATGCTCACTCAGCAGCGCCTCAAGGATCAGATTGAATACGAACCGGAAACTGGAAATTTCAGATGGCTTGTTTCGAAAGGACCTCGGCGGGCTGGGAGTGCAGCTGGCGGCGTAAGTGGCGGCAACTACAGGCGCATCGCAGTGGATGGGCGAATCTATTTAGCGCATCGCCTCGCATGGCTTTACGTTAATGGCTCCCTTCCTAAAGATGCGATTGATCACGCCAACGGCATAACAACAGACAACAGAATTACCAATCTCAGGATCGCCAGTAAAAGCCAGAACATGATGAATTCAAAGATTCTTTCGAAGAATTCGACTGGCGTTAAAAACGTAAGCAGAAACGGGTCGGGCTTCCTGGTCAGCATCAAAGCTGGGGATAAGCGAGTTTCTAAGTGGTTTTCCAATCTTTCCGATGCCGCCGATTGCGCTAAATCCCTGAGGGAATCGATGCATGGCGACTACGCCTGCGAACGTCTCAGTTAGCTCCTCAACAAGCCCTCTCCCAACCGCAAATAATTCACCGCGCTACAGATCACTGACGGCGCAAGGAGTCTTTATGGCTGTCAATCAGGCTTTTTCCAGAAGCACATTTTCAGCTGCGCAAGCGCGCTGGGACAACATGCAGCCGGATGACGACTCCGGGCGTGAGGAAGCGGCACGCGTCTGGATCGAAGACACCGCCGAGAACCTGATGCGCGGCTGTGATCTGGTGATTCGCCGCCGTCTCTGTTCCCCCATTGTCGTCGAGTACTCCACGTTCCTGTCCGAGGTTCAGACTCATCTGAATCAGCGGCAGATCGACGATGAAGATCCTGATGACTTCTTCGCTCAGCTAGTCATCGCGGCTCTTGGTGGTGCACCGGCCAAGACGTTTGCCTTGGGCCTGCTCGGTCCGGGACAAACGCCTATGGGCACGCTGTTCGATATCGCCGTGGCGCTGGTCGAGCCGCACGCCGAAGCAGGCCTTGAGGCTGAAGCAGAGGATGCGGACCTATGAGCCCGCACATCCTGATCGACGTGGCACTTGAGGGCCTCGCCGACGATGACTGTCCGCCCGGTAACGAGGTTCTCGTCCAGAAGATCATCACTGGGATGCTGACCGACTGCCTCATCACCATCCCAGAATTCCACCACTACTGTGAGCGCCTAGTGAAGATTCTCCAGCGGTGCGGGAGGCTTGCGGCATGAGTACGCCAATCGTGAAATCCCTGATCGACGAGCAGATCGAGGATGCACAGCAGCGAGTTCAAGTGCGCGGCGTCATCCAGCTGCGCCGCGAAATGCTGGTGTCTGAGCTTGAGCATCCGATCAAGGCTGACTGGCTCAAACGTCGGCCCATGCCAAAGCCGCGGCCTTGCCCATGACGGCCGCCCAGCGCCGCCGGCGCATCGTCTTTTGGCGCGGATCTTTCCCGGTCCTCGCCGCCTTCACCATCCTGATGCTTTCGCTGTCACTCGCTGAGCGCGTCACGAGCTAACGTCTCGTTGCGAGCGCTCTCGACAATTCAAGGATCGTGTTTGTAGCGCTTTGAAAGCTGGTAAATCCAGGGTGTTGAACTTCGTAGATGTAACTGAAGCGTGCGGTCATCGCCCGATGAATTACCTTGGCACCCACCGCTGTCGCAAGATTGATTAGCACCTCTTCCAGAGTATCGCGCTGACTCAGGCCTGTATTTTTAGTTGTTGCTCCGTAATAGCCGGAACTCGGTTTCGGTGCCTCGACAATCTTCGCCTTAGCCATTGCCTGATTCTCTCTTTTCGATCCTAAAACTATCCCATACCCAAATTTCAACGTATAGCGCCCCGGCAGACGGATGGCGCGGGAGGCATTCGCATGTCTGATAAAAATCTCAGCATCTGGAGCCAGGTCGAGAAGACCGACACCAGGTACACGAAAGACGCCAAGGTTGGCGGTCAGCAGATCACCAGCCTCAACGGCACCGCGATGATCATGAAGGCCACCGAGGTCTTCGGCCCAGTGGGCATCGGATTCGGCTGGTCGATCACCGAAGAGCGCTTCGACAAAGGTGCCGAGATGTTTAGCGGTGAAGGCGACAAGCGCTTCAGCCTGGGCTTCGAGCTGAACCACACCGTCAAGATCCTGTTTTGGTTCAAGCACGGCGGCGAACGCGGCGAGCTGGAGCAATACGGCTGCACGCCCTACCTCTACAAATCGAAATTCGGGACCACCACTGACGGTGAGGCGCCGAAAAAGTCCCTCACAGACGCCATCAAAAAATCACTGTCGATGCTGGGCTTCAGCGCTGACGTGTTCCTCGGCATGTTCGATGACCGCGATTACGTACAGCAGTTGCAGGAGGAGCAAGCAATCGAACAGGCGGTCGACAAGGAAGCCGAAATTGCTCGCCAGCAGGAAGAACGGCTGACGTTCATCAAGAACACCATAGAGACCATGCAGGGCGCAAAAACTCCGCACGAACTCAAGTCCATTCACGACCACGCTGTTCGTCAACTTAAGGCGCGCAAGGATGAGAAAGGCATGGCCCGCATATCGCTTGAATGGAACCGTCTTTCGAATCCCAAACAGGAGACCGCCGCATGACGCAGCTATACGCACTCACCGGCCAGCTGGCCGAACTTCAGGCCATGGCCGACACCGACGACGAGGGCCTGAAAGAGGCCCTGCAGCATGCTATGGATGAGATCCAGGGCGACTTCAACGTAAAGGCTGACAACATCGTCATGCTGCGCCGGAACATCGAGAGCGATGTCACCGCTATCGACGCTGAGATCGAGCGCCTCGCTGAGCTCAAGCGCATCAAGTCGAACAGCGTTTCGCAGATCACCGACTACCTGCGCCGCAATATGCAGGCCGCCAACATCACGTCGATTAAGCGTCCGCTGTTCACCATCACCCTGGCCCAAGGCAAAGAGAAGGTCATCGTAGACAACGAAGACGCCGTGCCTGACGAGCTGACAGCGGTGAAGACCAGCATCGCGCCGGACAAAAACGCAATCGCCGCCAAGCTCAAGGAAAATCGCGAGCACAACGAAGCCGAGCGTAA